CGCCGGGCGGCGGACGGCGAGCTGGACCCGGTGTTCTGCCGGGAGAAAGAGCTGGACCGGATGGTAGAGATCTTGTGCCGCCGCCAGAAGAACAACCCCTGCCTTGTGGGGGAACCGGGCGTGGGCAAGACCGCGCTGGCCGAAGGGCTTGCCCAGCGCATCGCCGACAAGCAGGTACCCCGGATGCTCCAGGGGCGGCGTCTGCTGGCGCTGGACATGACGACTTTGAAGAGCGGTTCAAGAACCTGCTGGAAGAATTTACACACAGCGCTGTATCAAATAATTTTTGATGATACGCTGGTTTTAAATGTGGTTAGATGCGGTTCGAAGTGCTTAGATGTACGCAACTCGTATATTATTCCTGCATTATTCCTGCACCAAAAACCTACATGATGAATTTCTCGTACTCCCACATTCGGATTCATTTGATTACTTGATCTTCTCGATTTCAGTTCGAAGCCAGTCCATATCGGGCTTGATGTAGTATTTCTCTGTGATGTCATCAATGTAATGGCCAAGTATTTTTTTCAAGGCATACTGATCGACCTCAGACTTCTTGGCCATGGTTGCGAACTGGACACGGCCATCATGTGGGCGATGATTCTTATTTAGCCCGAGAGCGTCGCGGGCTTCATTGAATCGAACATAATAGCGGTCGTAGGTATAAGGCTTCCCGGGCTGGGTGTCGGACGGGAACATATATTTGCATCCGGATGAAACTGCTTCATTATAGTATCGCTCTACGAAATGAAAAATTTTCGAGTGGATCGGAACGACTCGGTTTTTACCGGAAATCGTTTTGGAGCCTCCATGAAATGTTTTATTATCCAGGTCGATGTCTGTAACTCGCATACTCAGCAGCTCATTAGGCCGCCATCCGGAGTAGAACTGTATCAGCGTGATGTCAAGATATGGATATTTCTCCAACGACTTCCAAATGAGAGCAACCTCTGCATCTGTATAAGGGATGTGACTTTTATCAACACGAGAGGTCTCTTCCTGGTCGATTCTGGAGAGCGAGAATGCTCGGGCATAGTTCTGATTGACCAGCTCGTTTTGAACTGCGTAGTCATACATGAGATTGAGCAGACTCTTTATCCGGCCTTTCGCAGAGCGGGGAAGTTCGATTTCATCTCCACACTTGTAGGTGGTGGCTTCATCAATGGCAAGCTTTAACTGAGGCACACGCATCTGCTGAAGCTTCAGGTTGTGAATCTTGCGAAGGTACCTCCAGCAGCATTCGGTTTTCTCGACCATCTTATCGCCGACATGAGTTTTATAGTCGGCAAGCCACATCTGATAAAGCTTATCCATTGTGATGTCGCTGTCAAGACTATATGGATTTTTGTTGTATTCCACAAGCGCAAGATAGGCTTCATTGTAGGTTTCAAAATAAGACTGCGGCTTAAGCGGCTTGCAGATAGGACGGCCCTCCGAAGTCTTGTCTACGGTGACAAGGACTCTGAAGGGCTTTCTTAGATTACGCCCCTTTATCTCAGAAATCTGTCCAAATCCATTGGGCAGTCTACGGCGTTTATTTGCTTTTCTAGGATAGACCCGCGCATCTTTTTTCAAGGGGAACCCACAGTGTGGACAGACGAGCGCTTTGCTTGATATTTGCAATTCACACTCTGGACAGGTGGTCAACATAAGAAAAATACCTCCTTTTTGGCTCTGAATTCTATTCTAGATTAAACGATTCTATGTCATTTGTCAACTCTCCTATGTGAAGAAAAATAAAAACAGTACGCACTGCCCCGTTCTTTCCCTAACGCTGTCCTTAGATATTTTTGAAGGGAGAACACAGTATGAATGAATTGATATTTCCGACCGGGTCAGTGCCTGTCTCCATCGCTGCCAGGGTATACGGAAGGGACCCCTCATGGGTGAGGGCGGGGATCATTGCGGGGTGGCTGCCCATTGGAAAAGCTACCCGAAACGGAAAACTTGTGACCGATGTGAAAGAGATGAATGCTAAGCTCGGGCGTATCAACTTTTATATTTCGCCCAAGGCACTCTATGAGCAAACTGGATTTTTGTGGAGGGGTAAGCATGGCACACGTTGAACTTTCTGAGCGGAATCCCTACTATATCTCAAAGCATCGCTACTACGAGCTCAAGCACTTCTGCCTCCAATATCCCGAGTGGGAAGAAGCAATGGCACTCCTGAACGGATGGAAGTCGAGGCCGGAAGAACTGCAGACCGTCACGATGAGAGGAAGCCGCGTCTCGAATCCGACGGAGCAGGTGGGCATTGCGCGGGCCTTCTTTGCGAAGCGTATTGACCTCGTGAAGCACTGTCTCGATGAGGTAGAGCCGGCCGTAGCGCCCTTCGTTCTAAAAGGGGCTACAGAATGCGTACCTTATGATATTCTGCGCATTCAGGGCTGCCCCTGCTGCCGCGAAAGCTACTACGAGCAGTATCGGAAGTTCTTCTGGGTATTGAGTATCGAACGCGGGTAACGCGAAAATTTCAGGCTCCTTTATGGAGGTGATTTACATGAGTAATGATATGGATCGTGCATGGCAAGCAATGATAGAGGCTGCTTTGGAAGTGCAAAATGCTGTTATGAAATACTTAATGCGAAGGGCAGCAGCAGAGGCAGTCAAAATTCCTGAAGAATGCTACGACGAACAGATAACAAAGAAAGCTCATGATGTGACTGATAATTAAATTGAAAGAGCCGTGGAGAAATCTGCGGCTCTTTCTTTTTTGTGCAGGCGCGAAAAAATCATGATATATTATGGAGAAGATAGCTCAGCATGGTAGAGCGCCGCTTAACTGCGGAGGTCATGGGTCCAAATCCCATTCTTTTCTTTTTTTTTTTCTATTCTAAGTTAGACGCGAAAAACTCAGCTTCTTTTATGGAAGAAGACGTCTTCCGAAGAACGAAAGGAGATTTTTACGATGAAACATTACAAGAGAGTAAAGGCCACTTACGACCGCGGTTATGTGAACGCAATGGACAAGATCCGTGTGTTTATCGAGAGCAACCAGAAAGTTATGTACATTGGTACAGGCGAGTATGCGAATGCCTCGACAGCACAGGCATCTTACACGAACGCGATAAACCTGATCCGAGCCGGTGGCCTGGTGCGAGCGGCTTGTAACAGAGGAGAATTATTTCTGATTCGCAACGACATCTGAGCCGACGAGAGCTGTAGAGAAATCTACAGCTCTTTATTTTTCATCACGCACTGGACCGCCCGCAATGATATTTTGATAAAGGAGAAACGTATGGACACCTATTTCGTCTATCTTATTTTCGCAATGGTAATCGGCTTTGCACTCGGCATGATGTTCTGCCGTCACGTAGGAGATGTCAATCATTCGGTCGGGGAGCTTATCATCGGTGAACCGGACGATCCCGACTGGCCGTATCTCTCGCTGAGTCTCGACGAGGAGGTGACAGATTTCGAGGGCGAGGAGTACGTTGTTCTGCGGGTAAATAAACTTGATCTCGCGCGAAAAAATCAGGGTGCTTAATGGAGAAAACTCCGAATTTACTTTGTAAAGGAGAATCAAAATGGAAAACTACGAAAACAAAGAATTGCTGAAAGACGCGGCGAAGAAATCGCTGGAAAGTCTCAAAGACATGAAGCCGGGTACGGACGAGTACGACAAAGCAGCAAACATGGCATTGAAGCTGTACGACATGCAGCTCAAGGATGAGGCGCAGGAAACCGAAAAGCAGCTGAAAGAGGACGAGGTCGTGCGGAAGGAACACGAAATCGAACTCGATCAGGCGAAAACGGCGAAATCGCGCAAGCTTGAGTGGGCAAAGATCGGCATGAAAGCTGTGGGCGGCGTGTTTACGGTTGGCTTGACTGTATACTGGTCGATCTGCGAGGCTGGCGGTGTGACGCAGCTGTCGAGAGCAATCGGTGAAGGAGTCCGTGAGATGAGAAAAGGCTTTATAGAAAAAGAGTAAAGGAGGAACCGAGGAGGGTCTGTGATGAAAATTGCAGACTCTCTTTATTTTTTTATGAGGTATCACAACGATGTTCCAAAGGAATGGACGAACTACTACGGAAGTGTATACCGATGCAACCATCCGGTCTATCGTGTGAGCACTTTATATTTTGAGCATGGGAAGGGGCTCTGCGTCATCCAGCAACGGTTTAATGAAAAAAGTAAAACTACATATTGGGGGCCGATAGACCCGTGGCTAGCAGATAAGATATACCTCCATGAAGGATTCAAGGAGTATTTTGACCACCATGCCAAGAGAAGAAATCAAAATGGCGAGTATCCGACGGTTACTGTCCGGCAGATCATGTGGGCGCTGCGGATGAAACCGCTCAAGAAAGAGCGATGGGAGACCGTGTTCGACAGAAGCTTAATTTGAGAAAGGACGATTTGTATGTGCAAGTATTGTGATGCAGGGGCTATGCTCAGAAGCAGCAACGTAGAGCTTCCCGGGGGACAGAAAGCTGCGATGGCACTTTTTATAACCTGGAGGAAAGATGGGACTCCTATTATTCGGGCTAAAATCAACTATGGCACCAAGGATAAAAATTTTAGGGGTTATGCTGCCAGCCGTATTCCTGCTTGCACCATGGAGATTAAATACTGTCCGTTCTGCGGAAAAAAGTTATTGAAAGACCCTATTTTTCCGCAAATGGCAGAAGAAAGTGCAATAGAAATCGCAAAAGACCCCGAGCACGGCCCGGCACTCTTATACTGGTTCAAATCGGAATCCGGCTATTGGGCTGTAGACAACAGAGACCATAGTGCATTTCCGACGTGCTTTTCGTCAAAAGAAGAGTGCCTCGCATATCTCGCTGCGAACGCCTGACGCGAAAAATTCTCCTTATATTATGGGATAAAGCCCGAAACAAAGGAGAACGTATTATGAACGAATCTATTGGTAAGAAAATTTGGAACTATACGATAGACCGGTAAACGACAAGAAGCTGGCTTTATCCAAATAGAGCTTATGGAAACATAGGCTCTTTCTTTTATATTTTTGGAGGTGCTTTATGAAATACTTTACGAACAACGAGATGAAGGAAATTGCTGTCAAATTTATGAAAGAGCGTGCGTTGTATTATAAGTGGAACATCATGCTCTCTCTGCATGAAAAGTTTAACAGCAAGAGCAAAAAGCCCTACGAGCCGTTCGAGAAATGCTTGTCGGATTGGCTTCGGGCACGAGAGGAGTTTATGAAAGCAATTAACCATCAGTAAGTGCCACAGTAGTTTCAACGCGAAAATTTCAGCTTGCTTTATGGAAGTAGAGGGCAAATTGGAGGATGATACTATGAAAGCCAGATATGTCATTGGAAAGAAACTTTTAGGGACTGCACCTTATATGAAAGTTTGCAATGCTGCAATTTGCTTGGTGGCAACAACCATGGAAGCATATGTGGCATATATCAAGCTACAAAAGGCAAGAAAATGTATGGATTCTGACAAGACAAAGGGTGATACGTGAATTAAAAACATGCCCTCTATTTTTTTATAAGTTGAGCTGAATCTGGAAGATCATGCCCTCTTATCTTTTGCCTGACGCGAAAAATTCATGTTCCTTTATGGAAGAGATAGCTCAAATGGTAGAGCGCCACTTAATTGTGGAGGTGTGGATTCAATCTCCACTCTCTATTTTTTTTAGGGAGGTTGAACACTATGGAGGATATTATGCATATCCAATCTGCCTTTCTGCGCAGTGTTATTGCGCAGGCGGTTAGCAAGACTGCTCGGAAGCAGGGATACAAGAGCACGGAAGTGAAGCTCAATGATATTTTTGCCGGGTACAGCGAGACGGAAAAGAAGGTCCATCTGCATTTGGACATCGACGCTGAGCTAAGCAAGGAAGACCTGATGGCTCTTCTGAAGCAGGCCGGTGTGCTGTGACGCGAAATTTTCATGGTGCTTTATGAGATGGTTAGTCTCAGAATTATATTTTGGAGGTTGAACAACTATGAAGAAAGCATTGAAAATTGGTATTATGGGAATAATTGGATTTATGCTGTTTGTATATGGAGGACTGAACGGATACTGCATGGCATGGAGTAGACTCTATGATAGAGGAAACTACATTAGTGCAGACGGACTTTCTTATATTGCAAGGCATACTTTCAAACCCGTATTTGCTAAGTACGTGGACTTCTTCATGGCAAGTTATGCCAAATGGAAGAACTGACCATGAGAGCTTACGAGAAATCGTAGGCTCTTTATTTTTTTTTTTTTCAAAATGGAGGTTGATAGAAATGACTGTGGCCGAACGAGAAGAAAAACGGCGACTTACAAAAATTAAGGAATTAACGTATTTCACAGAGGCTCGAAATCACTTCTTTGATCGTCTGCGTGCCTACACGGGGAAGCAATCGATACTGTGTTCGGAGAACCCCGGATGGGATACGATTCGCAAGTGCGTGATGTGGACGTATGGTGAGTGCCTTGTGACCCATATGCCCGATGATAAAAAGGAAGAGGCCAATAAATTTGCAATTCAACTGATTGATCAGATGTACGACAAACTCGAAGAACAGGAGGTTGAACAATGAAATTGACGAAAACATGCGCGAAATTCCTGCGCAAGCACGGCGGAACCATCCTGGCAGTGGCGGCATCCGTAGGTGTTGGGCTGACTGCTTATGAGACCCACAAGGCGGCTGTGAAGGCGACCACGCTCGTGGTCATGAACAAGGATGAGCCTATGACGAAGAAAGAGGTCGTGCAGGAGTGCTGGAAGTTTTATATTCCTGCGGCGGTCCTTGGCGGTGGCACCATCGCCTGCATCCTTGGCTCCAACACGCTGAACAAAAAGCAGATCGCAAGCCTGAGCGCGGCTTACATGGCGCTTGGTAAGACCTATCAGGAGTACCGCAGGCAGGTGGCAGAGCGTATTGGCTCTGAAGCTGAGGCTAATATTTTGGAAAAATCCAAAGTTGAAGAACCTGCCGAAGAAGATAAACAGCTGCTCTGCTACGAGCCTTTCTCGAACAGATATTTCCATGCCACCGAAGCAGAGCTGTACGATGCGTTCTATCAGGTGAACCGTGACTTCAACTTAAACGGCGAAGTGTCTATCAATAATCTGTACAGCTATCTCGGTCTGGATTATCTCCCGGAGAAGGACGATGTGGGCTGGTGCTCGGATTATATGATCAACAAATGGGAGTATTTTTGGATCGACTTTGTTGCCAATAAGCAGACGACGGACGATGGGCTGGAGGTTTATCAGGTATATGCATTCCAGCCCCCGATCTCTGACTACCTGGATTATGAACCTGACAAAGAGAGGTAATGATAATGAAAAACATCAACTGGTGGAAAGTGGCAAGCATCGCACTGCTGGCAGGAAGCGCACTGCTGGGCTTCGGACATGACCTGATCGAGGACCAGAAGAGCGAGGACGAACTGCGCGACATAGTGGAGGAAGAAGTCCGTCGTCAGCTGGCTGAAAAGAACAGCACGAACTGACGCGAAAAAATCAGTCTGCTTTATGGAAGAGAAATCCAAACTGACAAACAAAGGAGATTGATATTTATGTACAACCATGATTATTATGCAACTCTGGATCAGGCAATGGTGAAACAGCTGAAGTACACTGCACTGAACATCCTGCGGACGCTGATCGCGATCGCACTATATCTGTTCTTGCAGCCGGTTCGGCTATACGAATACATTGAAGACTGTTTCCGGATGGAGCGTGACAGTCAGAAGGAAACAGAGATTCGATTCGAGAATTTGAAGCAGAATGGACACATCTGAAAAAGGCGGGAGCTGTAGAGAAATCTACGGCTCTTTCTTTTTATAAATTCATTGATATTTTTGGAGGTACGAACATGAACATTCTTAACGGGATCGTAGGTGCATTGATTGGCGGCAGTCTGGTGTGGGTGCTTGGCAGAGCTTATGGCGAAGGCGTAGGCGCTGCAAAAAGCCTTTTTGTGGTTGGAAAGAAAGCAGGCAATGAGGACATCAAGTTGTACATCGACCATAAGATTGCCCACGATGGGTTTATCACGAAAATGTTTTTCATGCAGGGCCTCAATGACCAGCTTGACGATTGCATCGAGGCGATCGATTCGATGAATAAGAAGAAGGAGGACTAAACCATGAACTTGAAAGCACTGACCAAAACAGCGAGGAAGACCCTCAGCCGGAACAGCTCGAAGATCTTACTGGGCTTAGGCATCGCAGGCGCGTTTACGGCGGTCGGCTTTGCCATCTCGGCAACGCCCAAGGCCATGATCCTGCTGGAGGAAAAAAAGCAGGAGCTGGGGGTCGAGAAGCTGGACGCCAAGACCATCATCAAGACGGCAGCGCCGGTGTACATCCCCACAGCCATCTCTATGGGCATCTCGACCGGCTGCATCATCGCAGCGAGCAGCGTCAACGACCGGAGAAACGCTGCGCTGGCGGCAGCTTACACCATGTCGGAGACGGCTCTGCGGAGCTTTCAGGACAAGGTCGTCGAGACGGTCGGGCCGGAGAAGGCGAAGGAGATCAAGGAAGCTGTCGCGCTGGACAATATGGCGAAATGCCCGGAGCCGAAGAATCCTCCTGTGGCAACGCCCCAGAAGCCCGGCGTCGGCAACGACTTTTATAACGAACCGGTCAAATGCTGGGAGAGCCTTTCCGGGACATACTTTTTCACGTCCAGAAACATGCTGGAAAAAGCCGTCAACGGCGTGAACAAGCAGCTGCTCAGCGATTTCCGGGTCACCGAAAACGACCTGTTCGACTATCTGGGCATCGACCACAACAGGAACGGCGACCTTCTGGGCTGGGACACGGAAACGACTCTGGAAATCAGCACCTTCTATACATCGAAACTGGATGAGGATGGAACGCCCTGTCTTGTGCTGGATTACAGCACTCCTCCCAAGTGGCTGGGGTATTGATATTTTGAGACCCCGGCGCGAAAAATTCAGCTTGCTTTATGGAGGTAATACTCCGACATTATAAACTTATTTATAAGAAAGAGGTAACAAAAATGGACGAAATGAACAACGTGACTATGGAGAACGAGACTTCTATGATGGAGAACGCTCCTGTTGAGAACTTGGTTCCCGTTGAGGCGGAGAACTATACTTCGGACTGCGACTGTGAGAGCAATGCAAACCTCGATCTTGGCAAGATCGTCAAGATCGGCGTTGGTGCTGCGCTGCTCATCGGCGCTGGTGTGAAGTATGGCATCCCTGCTGCAAAGAAGGGTTTCAAGCACATCAAGGAGAAGATGGCCAGCAAGAAGGCGAAGAAGGACGAGGTCATCGACGTGGAGTCGACGGATGTGACTTCTGACGAGGAAACTTGTGAAGAGGAGAACTAATGTCAGATAAAGCGAGAGCTGTAGAGAAATCTGCAGCTCTTACTTTTTTATTTTGAAAAGGAGAAGCATAATGGCACAGGTGGATATGCCCAAGAATGATTTCAATACGGCCCAGGGCGAACCCAAGAAGAAGTTCGACAAGGTCGTAAGGGGAAAGGTCACGCTCAAGGAGCAGAACGACATCCAGAAGATCGCCAATGATTTTCTTGCAGAGGACCTCAAGACCGTCAAAGACCGCATCATCGCGGAGTATCTAATCCCGATGCTGAAGAACGGGCTTTGCAGCATCTTTAATTCCGCCATCAACATCGCTCTCTGGGGCGATGACCGCAGCCGCAGCTCGTCTACGAATTACAGCATCTCCAGCCGGCAGCGTAACAGCTACGATCGCTACTATCAAGACGGGCAGAGCAGCCGCCCTGGAATATCCGGACGCCCGGCAAGAACGCTTCAGAATCTGGATTTCGAAGTGCGCTACGACGCAGACGGCACACTGAACGAGATGTACGATGCCCTGCGCAAGTACAAGCAGGTGTCTGTAGGCGACCTGTGGGACATGATGGGTGTCTCGAACGAGTCCACCGACTACAATTACGGCTGGTACAACCTCGATGGAGCGTACATCAAGGGCATCCCGGGCGGGTACCGCCTTGTTCTGCCCCATCCGATTCCCCTCAGCTGAGATAGAAAGGATTGATATTTTATGAAGATTCTTAACAGCATCAAGAAAGATGAGATCATCAACGCTGTGACTCGCACGGCGTCCAAGTACAGCTACCGGCTCAAAAAGGCAAGTCCGACCATTATGATCGTCGGTGCGGCGGTCTGTGGTGTTGCAGCTACTGTCATGGCCTGCAAGGCAACCATCAAGGCACAGGACATCATCGAAGAGCATAAGGCCGACGTCGCAACGATCCATAAGGCAAAGGAGCAGATCGAGAACGGCCAGATCATCCTGAACAAGGATGAAACATATACCGAAGAGGATGTCAAGAAGGACATCACGGCCGTCTACATCCAGACCGGCGTGAAGCTCGCCAAGGCATATGCTCCCGCTGTGAGTCTCGGCGCGATCGCACTCGGCTGCATGTTCGGCTCTCACACTATCATGAGCAAGCGGAATGCAACCCTCACGGCTGCCTACATCGCTCTGGACAAGACCTTCAACGAGTACAAGTCCCGCGTTACCGAGCGCTTCGGCGACCGTATCCAGCATGAGCTCGAGCACAATATCAAAGCAGTTGAAGTCGAGTCCACTGCGAAGAAGGATGATGGCACCGAGGAGGTCATCAAAGAGTACAAAGACATTGCCTCCAAGCATGAGAGCCCTTACAGTCTCCTGTTCGACGAGAGCGTCGATACATGGCAGCCCGATGCAGACCTGAACCGAAACTACCTGCTCATGGTCGAGAGCGCTGCCAACAAGCGGCTCAAGACGCAGGGGCATCTTTTCCTGAACGAAGTGCTTTCCATGATCGGCACCTATGGCGGCGTCACTATGCGGAGACCCGAAGGTCAGCTCGTGGGTTGGCTTTACGACCCGAACGACCCGACAAAGCAGAACTGCGTTGACTTTCATGTCACCAACTATGCTCCCGGAAAAGAACAGCTCAACAACTTCATCGATGGCTGGGAGCGTTCTGTCATGATCGTGTTCAACTGCGACGGCGTCATCATCGACAAGATCTGATATTGATATTTTAGGAGGGATAGCTATGACCAGAATGGTAAAGAGACTCTCTTATGTGTTCGCAGTCATGGCCGGGGTGTGCTTTGCTTCCGGTCTGGCGGTTCTCGCGGAATGAAAGGGACGTTGTTATGGACAGTTTGGAAAACGTATTCCTGTTTCTGGACTATCTGACCGACACGAAACGTAAGCGGCATGTTGTGGGAGGCGTTCTTATGAGTGTCTCCCTTTTCTTTGGAGGACTGGCGTTTACCTTTATGAGCATAAAAGGAGAAGACAATGAACAGAACGATTCGTGATATTTTGTTCTTCGGAGCGGGCGTCAGCGTCGGCGTGTGTGTCATGCATACACTGTTCCAGAAGAAGTATCAGAATTACTATGACGAGCGGTATGAGACTGAGCGCCGCCATCTCCAGGAGAGGGAAGCCGACATGGAAAAGGAGATCGAAGAGAAAGCCACTCAGAAGAGCTTCGAGCAGCTGGCCGGGAAGTATCGGACGGAGTCTGACCCGGAGGTGAACACAGACCATGAGCTGATCGAGATCATCCAGCCGGACGATTTCGGCGGAGATGATGAGTACGAGACCTGTTTCCTCTCGTACTACAACGACGGAAAGCTTGTCATCGACGGCGAGGATACCCCTCTTGACGAGGACTCTGTCACGGATATGATCGGCACGGAGGCGCTGAAGAACTTCGGGGTGTATATGCCGAGCACGGTCCATGTCCGGAACCACAAATATATGAAGGACTACGAGATCCTTCAGGTCCGGCAAAACTTCTGCGATGTATATCAGAATGAGGAGGACGAATGATATTTTCGAGTCTGGCGGAGCAGTATTATGACTGGCTCTACAAAAGCGTGTGTGGTGAATGGGAGCCCCGGAACCTCTCATTTCACCGGCTCCTGATGTTTCTTTATAACAGAAACTACGTTCCGGCCTGTGAGATGGATATTTCCAGAGCAGTAGACGGCACGAATCTCCGGTATCGTTTCGCGACGGAGAATGATATTTCTTACGCAAGGATCGATTCGGCTTTTACGGGTATCCCGTGCAGCATGCTCGAGATGATGGTTGGGCTTTCCATCCGTATCGAGGAACATATTATGGAGGACTCTTCGGCCGGGAAGAGAACAGGGCAGTGGTTCTGGAACATGGTCGTTAGCCTCGGTCTGGCTGCCATGGATGACCAGCGCTTCGACGAAGAGCGGGCAGAATCCGTCATTGAGCGATTCAGCAGAAGAGACTATAAGCCGAATGGCGCCGGCGGGCTCTTCACGCTTTCCAGGCCTACCGAAGACATGCGTACCATTGATATTTGGTACCAGCTCATGGGCTGGCTGGCGGAAAATGAAGCCTGATATTTACGTGTCGAAAATCTGCATCACGATGGAAGGAGTTATTGATGAATTCGTCGATGATGAAAGAGTTTTGATGCGGATCACATCGTGCCGAAACACGGAACACATTTACCGACCTGAATTACTGGAGGAAAATAGACAATGGAAATGATGAATGTCATGTACGAACTGGCGACCACCAAGTCGGCTCTTGAGATGGCGGAGACGACCATCCGGAAGCAGCGCGGCAAGCTGCTGTGGAAGAACTTCCTCATCGCGGGATTTTTGTGGTTCAGCCTGACGTCCTGCAAGATGCTGAACGAGCTTGATGAGAAGCTCAGGGACGCGGAGGCTCACGCGCGCGACACGGAAGCGGAGCTTGCTATGATGCACCACAACTATGACCAGCACAACTATGACCAGCACGACGAGGAAGAGAAGGACTCTTCGACTGTGTCCGAAAAAGATATTTGCTGTGACGGCTGCGCCACGATCACGAAAAAAGACGTATAAACATCGCAGAAAGGAGGAAATCAAGTCATTATGATAGATTTCCTTATAATCGCAACGCGGACCGGAAAGCGCGGTGTGATCGAGATATATCCGAAATTCATCATCAAACGGTCGAAAGACCTTATGATCCGAGGCTCGGATTTCTATGCGATCTGGTTGGAAGAACGTGGATTGTGGAGCACGGACGAGCAGGATGCACTGCAACTCATCGACCGGGAACTTGATATTTATGCAAATGAGCACAAAGAGCTGTTTGACGGCGGCTCCAGAGTGCTTCATATGTGGGATGCCGAGTCCGGAATGATCGACAACTGGCACAAATATTGCCAGAGGCAAATGCGGGACAATTATCATACGCTCGACGAGACATTGATATTTGCAAATACCCCTGTCAAAAAAGAGAGCTATGCATCCAAACGGTTGCCGTATCCGCTGGAAGCAGGAAGTATCAGTGCCTATGACGAACTCATGGGTACTTTATATTCTCCCGGAGAACGTGAAAAGATAGAATGGGCCATTGGCGCAATCGTCGATGGCGATTCGAAGAAAATTCAAAAGTTCCTCGTGCTCTATGGACCGCCCGGAAGCGGTAAATCCACTATTCTGAACATCGTGCAGAAACTTTTCGAAGGATATTGGTCGGTTTTCGACTCTAAAGTGCTCGGTTCATCTTCGAACGCTTTTGCTTTGGAGGCATTCAAGACGAACCCGCTCGTTGCAATCCAGCACGACGGCGATTTGTCGAGAATAGAGGACAATACGAGACTGAACTCGCTGGTCTCTCATGAGACGATGCTGGTGAACGAAAAGTTCAGGAGCCAGTATGCGAGTCAGTTCAAGTGCTTTATGTTCCTTGGCACAAACAAGCCTGTCCGGATCACAGATGCCAAGTCGGGCCTGATCCGTAGACTTATCGATGTCGAACCGAGCGGTGAAAAGATTCCGGCCAAAAAGTATCGGGACCTTGTCGCCAAAGTTGATTTCGAGCTTGGCGGAATCGCCTGGCACTGCAAGGAGGTCTACGAGAAAAACAAGCACCTCTACGACGAGTATGTTCCGACAAGGATGCTCGGAGCATCGAACGATTTCTACAACTTCATGCTGGATTCCTACTATGAGTTCAAGAGATCGGATGGCGTATCGCTCAAGCGGGCCTGGGCAATGTACAACACTTACAACGAGGAGGCAAAGGTATCGTATCCTTACTCCCGGCGCGCTTTCCGTGAGGAGCTGATGAACTACTTTACGGATTACAAAGAGCGTTCTGAAGATATTAACGGGGAGAGAGTACGCAGTTACTATAGCGGATTCAGAGTCGATAAGTTTAAGGAGTTTCTTGAGCAGCCGAAGGAGGAACGGCCGCCAGAAGAAGCTCATATTTCGTGGATTGAGTTCAAAGAGCAGCATTCTCTCTTCAATGATATTTGCAAGGACTGTCCGGCACAGTATGCGACTGAAGAAGGCACTCCTATGCAAAAATGGGAGGATGTTAGAAGTAAGTTGTCAGAGCTGGACACTTTGAGGCTCCATTATGTGAAAGTTCCAGAGAATCATATTGTCATCGACTTTGATATTAAAGGCCCTGATGGCAAGAAAAACTTCGAATTGAATTTGGAGGCTGCATCGAAGTGGCCGAAAACGTATGCGGAACTCAGTAAATCTGGTGCTGGTATTCATTTGCATTATATTTACAGCGGGGACGCATCGAAGCTCAGCAGAGTCTACGATGAAAATATCGAGATAAAGGTGTTCACTGGAAATTCTTCTCTCAGAAGAAAGTTATCGAAGTGCAATGATATTTCCGTGGCTTCCATCAGTAGTGGCTTACCATTGAAGGGAGAAAAAATGGTTAACACGAAGCAGATCCAGAATGAAAAACATCTTCGCATTCTGATTAAGAAAGCACTGGCCAAAGAGATCAGTCCCTACACCAAACCGAGTGTTGACTTCATCGCCCACATTATGGACGAGGCGTATGAGGGGAATATCCCTTATGATGTTGATGATATGCGCAATTCGATTCTGGCTTTCGCTGCAAACAGCACGAATCAGGCTGAAGCATGTTTGAAAGCGGTATCGAAAATGCATTTCAAATCGAAAGAGGAGGTGAAAGACTCTAAAGCTAGCGAGAGTGAGACCCCGATCGTCTTCTTCGACTGCGAGGTGTTCCCGAACCTCTTTCTTGTGAACTGGAAATTTGCCAAAAATGACCTCATTCACAGGATGATCAATCCCAGCCCGGAAGAAATCGAAGCCCTTACGAAATATCGGCTTATTGGTTTCAACAACCGGAAGTATGACAACCACATTCTCTGGGGACGGATGATCGGCATGTCGATTGCGCAGCTCTATGCGCTTTCGAACCGCATCATCAACGAACATACCGGTTTCTTCGGTGAGGCGTATAATCTGTCCTACACGGATATTTACGACTTCTCTGCCAAAAAGCAGAGTCTGAAGAAGTTCGAGATCGAACTGGGCATCCATCATCAGGAGCTCGGATTACCGTGGGACCAGCCCGTGCCGAAAAGCCTTTGGGACAAGGTCGCGGAATACTGCGACAATGACGTTCTGGCAACAGAAGCCGTGTTCAACGCACGTCATGCAGACTTTGTAGCCCGGGAGATCCTAGCAGATATTGCCGGACTGACGGTCAACGACACGACCAACACATTGACCACGCGCATCATCTTTGGCAAGGAAAGGCACCCGAAGTTGGTTTACACCGACCTTGCGACCGGAGAACAGGACGCTTTGACCGAGGTCGAGCCTGATATTTTGGTGTCCAAAAACATCATCAATGCCTTCCAGGGTTACGAGTGGACCAAAGGCGACGATGGCCGGATGCACAACATGTTCCGTGGAACAGACCTTGGTTTGGGCGGCTATGTCTATGCCGAACCCGGCATGTACTGGAATGTCGCGCTGCTGGATGTGGCATCGCTGCACCCGCACTCGGCGGTCGCCATGAACTATTTTGGTGAGTACACCAAAAACTTCAATGACCTTATGGATGTACGTATCTATGTCAAACATAAGGAGTACGACAAGGCCAAGAAGCTCTTTGGCGGGAAGCTGGCCAAGTATCTGGATGACCCTGCGCAGGCGAAAGCTTTGGCACAGGCACTGAAGATCGCCATCAACTCGGTGTACGGATTGACCAGTGCGACCTTCGATAATCCGTTCCGCAATCCCAAGAACGCCAACAACATTGTGGCGCTTCGAGGGGCTTTATTTATGCGCACTTTGCAGGATGAGGTACAGCAGCGCGGTTTCACGGTTGCCCATATCAAGACTGACTCCATCAAGATCCCCGGTGCTACGCCGGAGATCATCGACTTCTGCATGAAGTTTGCAGAGAAGTATGGCTACCAGTTTGAGCATGAGGCTACCTACGAGAAGATGTGCCTCGTGAACAATGCGGTCTACATTGCAAGGTATATGGACGCAGCTGACTGCAAGGCTCGGTATGGATACGTGCCGGGAGATAACGAGAAGGAAGGCGGAGAGTGGACGGCCACCGGTACTCAGTTTCAGGTTCCGTATGTGTTTAAGACACTCTTCTCTCACGAAGATATTGTGTTCAATGATCTCTGCGAGACCAAATCGGTGTCGAAGGGTGCTATCTACCTCGACAAAAACGAGGACTTGGCCGAAGGAGAGCACAATTATATTTTTGTCGGGCGCGTTGGCCAGTTCTGCCCTATCAAACCCGGATGTGGCGGCGCACTACTTGTGAGAGAAGCCGGTGCCAAAGACAACGGTGAGACCAAGTATGACTCTGTGACAGGTGCAAAAGATTATCGCTGGTTGGAAAGCGAGATGGTCTATAACCTGCATCTGGAGGACACTATTGACCGGTCCTATTTTGATAAGATGGCAACGAAAGCTATCGAGGCCATTTCCGAGTATGGTGACTTCGAACAGTTCGCTTCCAACGATTCGGGTGAACCGCCTTGGCAGAAGCCTGATATTCCGTGGGACGATGTGCAGGACGAAGCTGCACAGAATTTTAATGTAAGATAAGGAGACTGATATTTTATGGCGAACAAGCTGTATGATTCCAAAGGACAACTGATTGGCTATATCGCAACCGTCACCGTCGAGAAGAATCGGCTCGACGGCCTGACGAGGGTGGTTCTTCATACTGGCCACGAACTCGCATTTCGCCAGGGCGATCTGATCACTGATCGGGGCGGTAATTTGAGTATTCGTTATGGAGATGGGGGGCTCAATGCGGGTGAGAAGAGCACTTCTGCTACGAACACCGCTGCTATCAAGGATGTTATCTTTGCTCCTCCGGCCACGATCGTTTACTGGTCGGATGGTTCTAAGACCGTTGTGAAGTGCAGCGAGAAGGATGTTTTCGACCCGGAGAAGGGGCTGGCCATGGCAGTTGCAAAGCGTTGCGGCGGCAACGATGGCAGCTATTACAAAGAGATCCAGAATTGGGTAGAGAAGAGCGGGAAGAGGTATCCCGAGAACCTCACTGCCGGAAAAGCTGTCGATCTGGATGCGCTGAAAAAGTACATTTCTGAGGCAAATAAGGATTTGGAGAAGTTCCTCAGCGCTGTCACAAGCAGCAAAAATCAGTCTTGTGCACTTATCCACCTGACAGCACTCGTGGCAGATCTGAAAACTCTGGAAATTGAAATCAACAAGTAAAAGGAGACTGATATTTATGATCAACAAACGCCAGAAGGTATCTATCGAGAATACTCGCTTCATCTTTGCTACCAACTTCAGCGGCGACCCCAGCCGCGACCGCTTCGGCTCCGATAAGCGCCGGGTCAATCTGGTTCTGACCGAAGACATGGCGCACCATCTGATGGACATGGGCGTAATGGTCAAACAGACCCGTCCGAATCCGGAAAAGACCTATGATGAGCCGTTTGTGCCGACCTATTTCGTTCCGGTCAATGTCAACATGGCATCCAAGTGGCCTCCGCACGTCTACTGGGTGACCACCACTGGCAAGAAGCTGCTCTGTGACATCGACATGGTCGGTCAGCTGGATTACATCCGTGTCAAGAACGTCAACTGCCTGTGCAATCTCGTGGAGAAGCGCAACAACCCGGGTGAGTTCAGCCTGTATGCGGATGTCATGTACGTAGAGCAGGATGCTGACGCTGATCCGTACGCAGAGCGCTATGCCCGGTTTGCGGTTCCTGAAGCAGACATGGCAGAGCCGTCTGACCCGAATGATATTCCGTTCTGAGGTGAAGCATATGAAGAAACTGTTTGTCAGCTGCCCGATGAAAGACCGTACCGAAGCCCAGATCCGTGGGACCATGATGCAGATGCACCGGATTGCAGAAGCAGTCTTTGGTGAAGAGCTGGAGGTGATCCAGACCTATATTCCTGATCCTCCGAGTGGCATGAACCAGGCACTTTGGTGTCTCGGCGAAAGCATCAAGATGCTGTCGGAGGCCGATTACTTCATCGGCGTATATGATGAAGAGAAAGCGTACCGTGGTTGCGCAATCGAGAACCAGGCCGCAAAGACTTACGGCATTCCCAGTTACACCATCAACCTGAACTATGTGGCTCGGGATGTCGTCGAAGCACGGGCGAAAGAGGCTCGTAAGTATAGCTGCTTTGGTTACTAATCAATGATATTTCGAGTGCCGGGGTTGGTCTCTGGTTGAATGCACCAGTCCTATGAGTGCCCACGTCGCAAATGGCGTTCTCAGCAGGGGGACAGCTCGATTGATATTTATGAATGATTTGGAGGTTGATGTCATGAAACGAATCAAAGTGCTCCGTATCAAAGCGCATTGCTATCCTGAAATCGTCCGGATTCCGCTCGGTCTGGACTCCTTGCAGAAGGAAGTTGGCGGACCTATTCAGGCGGTATATCCGTGGGATGATCCCGTGGCACTGATCTGCAATGAAGAAGGTAAACTGGATAGCGATGCCGTGGAGCATTATAACCGGGTTCTCGCAACTGAGATTGGTGTGCCTTACGACATCGTTGTATGGACATTCCTGATCGTTGGGCTTACGGAAGACGATTTCGGATCACTGAGCCCGGAGCTTCTTGAGAAGTATGAGAAGCTGTTCCATGACCCGGAAGAATTTTCCGTTCGTACGGATGCGCATGGAAAGATGTGTCTGGATGTTCATCCTTGCAAACCGGAGGACGGCGCGAAATAATCAGCCTGCTTTATGAGATGATTAGTCTCAGAATTATATTTTGGAGGTTGAACGTATGATCGAAATCAGAAGAGGTTCTGTTATGAGCCGTGATGGTAGCAAAAAGGCTGATATAATCGTTAAAGCTGCAGCTCCGAATGACTTGAAACAGATTCTGATTGGAGGCGGAACTGTATTGGTAGACATTATCTACCTTACGGCTGCGGCATTCAAGAGGGGTGCTAAAGCATATGAGAGTGCTGAGCTTAACGCATTAGCCGACATTGGCGCAATGGATAAGCAGGACGTTAAAGAAATTCTCGAAGGAGATAAATATTTTACAAAATAAGAACTAATCGAGGCATTGAGCCGTGGAGAAATCTGCGGCTCTTTTATTTTGGGATAGTAGCTTAGTCAGGTTCAAAGCAGCCAGCTCATAACTGGTTCATCGCGGGTTCAAATCCTGCCTGTCCCACCAGCGGCAAACGCCTATATAAATACATGAAAGGATGATGTAAGATGGGTGTCACGGTAACTGACAAAGTCTGCATAGCGTGTGGTAAAGAGCTGAAAAATGTCCCGGTAGCGACTGTCTTTTGCCCGGAATGCAGGAAAAAGCGTAGAAGAGAGCTTCTGGATGAAAAAATAGCGCAGGAACGGGCCAAGCGCGCTGCCGACAAAGCAGAGATGGATGCGTTCAAGCCGAAAGCTAAAAAGAAGTACGAAGGGCCTAGTCTTCAGGAAATCATGCATGAGGCAACAAAGGAGGGGCTTCAGTATGCCGCTTATTGCAAAAAGCACGGACTCCACTAAGAAGAAAGAACTCTGGAAGGTTTTCCGTAAAAATCGGAAGGAACTCTTTGCTTATACTGTCCGAGGTGAAGGAGAGGACGAAGAGGAAGCGACGATTTCGCTTCTGGCGTATGAGAATCATTGCCTGGAAAAAGACATCCATGTGATGCTGGAAATGAGGTGATCAGGCTGATGGCAGGAGTTACGCTCTATGACTACCAGTTAGATGCAATAGACCGAATGAAAATCGGATGCATCTTGTGCGGTGGCGTTGGGAGCGGAAAATCAAGGACGAGTTTGGCGTTTTACTACAGACTCTATGGTGGACAAATAAACACAAAAAAATATGTAAGGATGACAGAACCACCGGATCTTTACATCATTACCACGGCTCGAAAACGGGATACCGGCGAATGGGATGAAGAACTAGCACATTTCTTCATGGGGACGGACCCGAAACTTGATATTTACGAGCATACAGTCGTCGTAGACTCGTGGAATAATATTGGGAAATACGTTGGCGTGAAGAATGCGTTCTTCATATTTGATGAACAGCGTGTTGTTGGACGTGGAAGCTGGGTCAAAGCATTTCTGAAGATCACAAAAGAAAACGAATGGATCTTGCTTAGTGCCACCCCCGGCGACTGCTGGACGGATTATATTCCTGTATTCGTGGCCAACGGATTCTTTAGGAATCGGACGGAATTCAACAACCAGCATGTAGTATATAGCCAATACTGCACGAAATATCCTAAAATTGAGCGGTATCTGAACACACAGCGACTGGTACGGCTGCGGGAACGGATTCTGGTTGACATGGACTTCGAGCGGTCCACAGTGTCCCACCATGAGAATATTTTCGTAGACTACGATAAGCCGAAGTATTTGCAAATCTGCAAGAACCGTTGGAATCCTTGGGAGGATAGACCAATAGAGACAGCAAGCGAGTTTTGCTATATGTTGAGGAAACTTGTCAATTCCGATGAAAGCCGGCAGCAGGAAGTCCTTGACATTTGCATGACGCGGCCAAGAGTGATTATATTCTACAATTTCGACTACGAGCTGGATATTCTGCTCGGGTTGAACTACGGCACAGGGGTTGAGGTTGCTCAGTGGAATGGGCATAAGCATCAGCCAATTCCTGACGGCGACAGGTGGGTTTATCTCGTGCAGTACAACGCCGGGGCAGAAGGCTGGAACTGCATCAAGACGGATACCATTATATTCTACAGCCAGAACTACTCCTATAAGATTATGGAGCAGGCTGCGGGGCGAATCGACAGACTGAATACGCCATATAAGGATCTCTGGTATTACCACTTAAAGTCACGAGCAGGAATTGACCTCGCTATTTCAAGGGCCCTGAACTCGAAGAAGGCGTTTAACGAAAGGAAATTTTATGGAGCATGATATTTATGATTCTTTGAGGCTTGCTGCGACGATCTGTGAGAAATTTGCAGATGTCTTAAACGCGATTGCGGAATGTTGCGAGAAAGTGACGGCTTGTTTTATGGACTTGTTTGAAGAAAACAAGAGTATGTTGAGCAGGCTTGTCAATTCCGATGAAAGCCGGCAGCAGGAAGTCCTTGATATTTGCATGACACGGCCAAGGCAGCCATTGAAGATGATTCTACAGAAGCTGCGTCCTGACTACAAAGACAAGTGCAAAATCCGGTGGCTGGATATTCCCAACAAGGTTATGCAGGGAAGAATCAGGAGGTTCTGCTAATGGGAAACATATCGAAAAAGACTCGAAAAAAGATTAACAAGATTCTTTTAAGTAACCACTTTAAGAAAAAGTTGGGAGTTACGCAGGATATATTAGTGTATACTCCGAATCCTGAAAGTCCATTGTCTGCAATTTGGCATCACATCGAGATTCGGTATGATGGTGCAATCTTTGGATATTTGCTGGATGATAAGGTTAAATATGCGGTCATAGGATCGGTGAACCGCAGAAAGGCTCGACAAACAATAAGAAGTCCTGAACAGTTCTTCCATCCAAGATGTCATTTCGCAAGGCAGAGCAAGCAAATTGCTTTCAGACTCAAGAAAATGGGAGAAGATAAACTTGCGCGTATTTTCGATGATGATGCGGCATTGCTTCTAATCATCAATATGTGGAATTTAGAAATAGAAGATGACGATTTCTCGTTTGTAACACAAGACATGATTAGTCCAGTATTGGAGGGTAAAACAAATGATTAAAGATTCTGGAGATCGCACCGAATTTGAAACTGGTGCAAAGCGTGATATGCACGCAGGGAAGGGGCGGATGGACCTTCTGCCCTGGTATGGCATTATGGAGGTCAGCAAGCACTGCGAGGAAGGTGCATTGAAGTACGGCGAGCACAACGTGGATAAGGGTATCCCGCTGCATTCGCTGCTGGACAGTGCTGCACGACATCTGGCCAAGTACATGGTCGGCATGGACGACGAGGACCACCTGCGAGCTGCCTGCTGGAACCTGCTGTGGGCTCTTAACCAGCGCGTGACCCATCCCGAGTTGGATGATAGGTTTGCGGTGAAGATGAAAAGCTCGAACGATGAACCGCTTATCACAGTTGTCTGTAGTTCCTGTGGTATGCATTTTGAAGCGCCGACCGAATGGTGGGTCCGCAAAAGATCACGGTATACCAATATTCCAGACGGAGTGATGACGACTTGCCCTCATTGTGGGAATGTGACAATCGTTCGGGGGGTAAAATCAGATGAGTGACTGTATGCGAGAAATTGTTCGCTGTCGGAAATGCGGATGTGCTTTGACAAATGAAGCCGAATGTGAATTTCAGGGTCTGTATTATGACCTGTACACTGTCTTTAATTTGCCCCGATTGCGGGGAAGTGGAGATTCTCGAAATGGAGGACTACTTATAATGAGCGACTGGAAACGCGAAGTGGACTATGCAACCTACTGCCCGAAGTGCAAGAGCTTCAAGGTGCTGGAGACGGACGAGCCCTGCAACGAGTGCATGACGGAGTGTGTGCGGGAGGGGACTGCTAAGCCTGTGAAGTTTGAGGAAGCAAAGGTGAAAATTAAATGAGAAATATGTCTAAGAAGACACGAAAACTTATTGATCGAAAGGTCGCCCATAAGTATTTCTGGTTCGATTATTTGGAGGGAAGCATATTCTATCACTCAAACCATGTTTGGCCTGCACGTTTGTGGATTGGTGATGCAGTTGACCATAATGACGATACTCAGTGTTGGATGTATGTGCCAGCTCATAAAGAATATGTGCAGGCAATTCTGATTGTGAAAAAGGGCGCACCACTTTCTCCTAAAGTTTCCGAATGGATTAACCGTCGCCGAAAAGAATTTGGATGCAAAAAAGGAGGACTTCGTAAAAATTATGTTGCGCAAAATCGTTGATTTCGTCAAGAAGATATTCTGGGCAGAGCCGTGAAGAAATCTGCGGCTCTTTATTTTTACAAGAAGGGAATAAGAAATATGCTTCAGAAAATTATCGCGTTCGTTATCAATTTCCTGACGCTCAGCTCGCCCTGCGGTTGGATGATGGATATTCTCAAGGATACCCGCAAGTATAAATTCTATAACCCTCTGCGGGAGCTGGAAATCGCTGAGAATCACTTCAACTTCTGTGAGCAGGAGTATATGTCGGCGGCTATTTTCGAGCTGTGCGTGGCTGAAAGTAGGGTTAAAACATTGATGGGAGGCGCACTTCTGTGATGTATTATCATCAGATTTATCGTTGCCGCAAATGTGGGAATGAGTTCTGCCCGGTGACGGTACATACCGAGACTGTCATGTATATTGAGCTGAACAATTTTCTGAACAGGGTCAATGGCGAACTCGAGTGGGATCACAAAGAGATGCCTTTAGCACCGAGGCTGTATAGGGCGCATACATGCCCGAACGGTGACATTGGCGTTGGGGACTTCATCGGGTACCAGAAGGAGGAGCAATGAGTATGTATGAAAAGATCGGCAAGTTTATTGGCGGCGTTCTGGCGGTTACTATCACGGCCTGCGCGTGGCTGATAATCATTGCGTTTACCCTGAAATGCCTGTGGTTTATTATCTTCAGGTTCTTGGGGCGAGGTGAATGATGGATAGTGATATTCGTTGGATAGCCGACCTGGTAGATGCAGGAAAAATCACAGTTGACCAGGCAAGAGAGATAATAAACGCCGAAACGATTGATATTTTATATGCAAATAATGAGCCGTGCATCATTCTGATTCGCAATGCCGGCGAACCAACGAAGGAGATCGGGCTATATTCTGAGGATTCCGAAACTCATAAGCTGGAAATGGTAAAAGTCAACGCTACGCTGCAAGATGTAGTTGAACAATGCATTCGCAATGAAATCAGCTACCAAGATGCTCAGCTATGGTGTTTGGCGAATAATATTTCATTTCGCAAATTTGACCGATGGCTGTACTATACACTGCGGGGTAAAGAAAGAGATATTCCGTCAGAGCCTGTGTATTGGCTGCACCGACTCGCTTTATTTTTTAAGCGGTGTTTTGATTGGTTGCTCAATTTGATTCTGGAGGTTTTTACATGAATGAGTCATTTGGAACTTGTACTCAGTTAGCTAGAAGGTGCGCTGTTTGTCCTAAAGTCTCTACCTGTGATCATAAAAGAATGGAGCATCTTGGATATATTATTCCAATCCCAGATCTTAATGTCAGTATTGTTGTCACAAGAGCCAATGGAAAGAGCCTCGGTCAGCTCGAAATGGTTGATTCACTGATGAAAAGGAGATTTAATTATGAAAATCATTGAACCAAAATACGAAATCCTCACTGATATTTCTGATGGCGGCATCAAAGAGCTTCAGCAGATCGAGCGTGTGGCGCGGGTCTGCTACAAGAGCGAGGATAAGATCACGCCGGAGGGTGAGTCGGCAAAGAAACTGGTGGGCTTTCTGGTGAAGCAGGGGCATGAGGCTATGCTGGAGCATTCGCAGCTGTCCGTGCTGTTTACCTGTGACCGGGCCATTGCCAATGAGCTGGTGCGGCACCGCATCGCGAGCTTTGCACAGGAGAGCACCCGGTACTGCAATTATGCAGGAGAGAAGTTTGGCGGGGAACTGAGCTTTATTCGGCCGTTTTATATTCCTAACGAGCCTAATGAAAATGCAATCAACGCAGCTTCTTCGACAGAAGAATTTATAAAGCTCGAAACGGACTATCAAATCCACCATGCGTGGTACTGGGCTTGTGATGATGCTGAAAAAAGCTACAAAACTCTCATCGCCAATGGTCTCCGTCCTGAACAGGCCCGTTGTGTGCTGCCGTTGTGCCTGAAGACCGAGATCGTGGTGACTGCCAACTACCGTGAGTGGCGCAATATCTTCAAGCTGCGTACTCCTGTGGCGGCTCATCCTCAGATGCGTGAGCTGATGTGCCCGCTGCTGAAAGAGCTTCAGAGCAAGATCCCGGTGGTGTTCGATGATATTTACACGTTCTGGCCGGCGGATGACCAGACGCGGAAGGGGAGTATGGTGAAGTAACTATGAAAAAGCATATTATTTGTTTTGTTGCATGTCTGATGATGCTTGTTGGCTGTGTGGTTCTGTGTAGCTGCGGCAACTATAAGGTGCTAAATAAGACGTTCACTTATACATGGGCGCAGATCAAGCTACCCGACGGAGCAATCATTGAGGGTAAGGTAGATAGCTGGACTGATTATGGAGATGAACTGTTGCAAATCACGATTGATGGTACCACATATCTGGTTCATGCAGCGGATGCCGTTATGAAAACCTGAGAGGGAAAGGATATGGTGAAGTAAGCATGAAGAAAATTGACGAACGATATATTGAGGTATTAGATCAATTCGGATTCGGCTTATACACAACTACAGCTGGATGTAATCTCTATCATGATAGTTCATGGGGATCATATATTGTAAACTTTAATGGAGACGACTTTGTCGAGATGTTCATTGGTTATGCTGAAACCTTCGATCCGAATGAGTATGTAAGTTTACATATCAAGAGTCACAGGGTGATTAAAGATATTGGCGAGATGCTTAAAAGTGCAAAAGAAATTCAGATTTTGCTGTTAAAAGTAGCCATAGAATTTGTGAAAATCAGCAAAGAAAGTATGGTGAAAGCTGATGTATAAGGTCTTATTCACTATTGGGTTCGCTTGTCAAATCTTCTATTTCGGGAGTCGTTACGGGGTAAAACTTGAGAAAGATATTACTGAAGTCATATACTGCGTAGGTGTTGTATTGGCGCTAGCATCTTTTGCTCTGTTTTGAAAGAAGGTGATTACGATGCAGAAAAGAACGTATGATTTTCTTGTAAAGATGCGGATTCCGATGGTGGGCGATGCAGTTGAAATGATGGGCGATGCAGTTGAAATGACTATTGATTTGCTCAATTCGCATCGGTCTGTTCCGATGATTGATATTTGCGCTGCGATTGCAGAGAAGTATCACACGAATGTGAAAAGCGTCACGGCTCGCCTTGTGAGAGTTGTGGATGCGATGGAGTATCGGAGTGGGGTGTATCCTAATCCTGAAATGGAAGAGCTCCGTATTGCATTCAGACTGGATAAATGGACGCTTAAACGATTCCTGTATGCTGCGGCGAGGAGGCTTATGGGCCAATGAAGAGCCGTTATATTTGCTTTGCGATGCATTTGGCTGTGTAGCTGTATCCTGAACTAACAAGCAAGAGGCGCGGATTTTTCTGCGCCTCTTATTTTTATCCGAGGAGGTGGTACTTTTGCTTGACGATTCGACTCCTACATGATATTCTTGTACTAGTATAAGGAGGTACTCTTATGGCACGAACGGTAAAATGTCCTAGTTGTGGCGCTGAGCTTACGGTGAAAGAAGGCAATCGAGACTTCATGTTCTGCGAATATTGTGGGACGAAAGTACGGCTTGATGACTATCAGGAGACGCACAGGTTTGTAGATGAAGCAAAAGTCAAGCGGGTTGAAGCTTTCAAAGACTTAGCGATGAAGAAGATGGAAATGGATGAACAAAAGCGTAAAGACGAAAAAGATAATGAAGCAGAACGCAGAAAAATGGAGCCTGTGTATTTGAGCTTACTCATAGCGCTTCCTATAATCTTTTTTATTCTCGCTAAATTATTTGGCGCTGAATAACATAGAAAGGTCTCGATATAAAATTCGGGGCCTTTTCTTTTTTATCTGGCAGTAGACTCTGCCAATTTTTATTTGCCGCTTTTTGTTAATTTTGTGATAATAATTGAAAAAGCATCAATTTTCTGGCCAAAAACCCATTTTGTGGCCAGAAATTTTAGAAAAACGGCCACATATTTTTACGTAGATACGTTATAAATATGCGCTTTGGCCAAAAACCCACTTTTTTCTTTAGGTTGATTAAAAAATGAAAAAAAATAATATATATAATAGAACAGAAAAAATGGGCTTTTGGCCACAACTTGTTTTTCATGCATTGCCCCCATATCCCCTGTCGATATTAACCTTGTAAAATAACGTCGGATAGTGTATTATAAAAAGCAGCACATTAGTGGCTGACTTCTTGTGAGTATGAGGTAAAGCGTATGGAATACATCGAGGAACTTGCTAAAAATTGGAAACAGTATGGTTACTCATTTGATGCGAGAGAAATTCTTCCGAACGGTGATGAAGCATGGGTGTATTCAACCCTGGAGTTAGGACTACCAGTTCTTTGGTTGAAACATCCAGATGGAAGTTTCGAACATTATGTCATACATACGGATGGATATGACAAACCAACTGGCGAGCATTGGTGTTTTTGGTGCCATTGTCAAATGGAGCGATACGAAAATATTTGGAAAGTTCCTATCTGGCGATGCCCAAAGTGTGAAGAAGAGCACTACGAAGAAGACGTGGATTTATGTAGTGCTCCGACCGAAGAAGCAAGTTATGCCGATGATGAACTCGAACCTGAAGAAGAATGGCTCGATACATACTATAGAGAAAATCCCTATATACCTCACGACGAATACGATTTTGACGGGTTTTAATTTAATAGTCTTTTAAGATTGCCTCTGCGCGAAAAACGCAGAGGCTTTTCTTTTGCCCTTTTTTACAAAAATTAACACTTTTTCACAAAAATTACCGCGAAAAAAACAGCCTCTTTTATGAGGAGAATAGAACGTGTCTTAAACATACTATTCTTTTTATTTTTGGAGGTTGACATGCTCGAAAACAAATTTAAGACCGGATTGGTGAAAGAACTGAAAAAGCGCTTTCCCGGTTGTACGGTGGTTCATTTGGACCCGAACGAAGTTCAGGGACATCCTGACCTTTTAGTTTTGTATGGTCCTACTTGGGCTGCGCTTGAGGGAAAGAAGTCGGCAAATGCTCCTCATCGCCCTAATCAGGACTACTATGTCCAGAAGATGAACGAAATGAGCTTTGCCGCTTTTATTTATCCGGAAAACAAGGAGGAGATACTTGATGCAATGGAACGATCATTCGAGGCTCACGGGGCAACATGCATTTCTGGGAGCAAGTAAGTATCACTGGCTCAACTATGACCGAGATCGCTTGGTTGATGCCTACCTGAGTAATCAGGCAAAAGAGCGAGGCACGAGACTCCATGCATTTGCAGCAGAATGCATCGAGCTTAAGCAAAAGCTTCCCAAGAGCAAGAAAACGCTGAATGCCTATGTCAATGATGCCATCGGCTTCCGCATGACACCTGAAGTTGTGCTTTATTACAGCCCGAATTGTTTCGGGACAGCGGACGCTATCATGTTCGATGATGGCGTCCTTCGCATCCATGATCTGAAGACTGGAACCGTTCCTGCTCATATGGAGCAGCTTTATATTTACGATGCCTTGTTCTGTTTGGAATACGGTATCGATCCTGTAACTATTCGGTTCGAAAATCGAATTTATCAGAGCGATGATATTTGGGTGGAAAATCCCGAAGCAGAAGACATTCAATTCTTCCGATCATTGCAAAGATCAAGGAATTCGATAAAATCATCAACGAAGTAAAGCTTGGAGCTGCAGCATGAATCCTATCGAAAAAGATATTCGCTCTTATTATGGAGTTGAATCACAGAACGGGGTGCTTGAACACTACGGCACCAAAAAACATTCTGGTCGGTATCCATGGGGTTCTGGGGAGAATCCTTATCAGCATTCGGGAGATTTTCTTTCACGAATTGAACTTTTGAAAAATAAAGGACTTTCAGAAAAAGATATTCTGAACTCTATCAACGATACACTTCCGAAGGAATATCAGATGAGTCTTTCGGAGTTTCGTGTTGCTAAAAGCAAAGCTATAAATTTGCGCAAAACGTCAGAATATGAGCAAATTAAAGACCTTAGAGATAATAAAGGCCTTGGGTGGACAGACATCGCAAAACAGCTCAACATGAGCGAGTCAAGCGTCCGGTCTAAATACTCTGGTAATATCGACAAAAAAGCAAAACGTGCAGAGAGTATCGCCGAAACTTTGAAAAAAGAAGTAGAGAAAAAGGGCATGGTTGACATTTCTGAAGGTGCGAACCAAGTGCTTGGAATATCTGAAACCGAGCTTATCGATGCCGCATACACACTTGAAGCAGAATATGGTTTCAAACGGTATGGTGTTGGCATTCGCCAGCCGACTAACATTCGTCAACAGACAAACATTACTGTTTTGGCCAAGCCTGAGTTTGACCAGAAATATGCCTACCAGCACCAAGACCAGATTGATTCGCTGGGTGATTACCATTCTGATGATGGTGGCGAAACTTTTCAGAAGCTTCAACGTCCATCAAGTTTGGATTCAAGCCGTGTGGCAATTATGTATGGCGATGAAGGTGGTCTGGCAAAGGATGGCGTCATTGAGATTCGCCGTGGTGTCCCGGATCTTGATCTTGGCAAAAGCCATTATGCACAGGTGCGTATTCTTGTCGATGGCGACCACTATCTGAAAGGCATGGCTGTTTATTCCGACGATCTTCCGGATGGCGTTGATGTTAGGTTCAACACCAATAAACCTTCCGGCACCCCCAAGATGAAAGTTCTGAAAGAAGCGAAAGCTGATCCAGACAATCCTTTTGGTGCAGCCATCAAAGCAAATGGTCAGAGCATGTACATCGGAGCTGATGGAAAGGAGCACCTGTCTCCTATCAATAAACTGAAAGAAGAAGGCGACTGGGATACAATGTCCCGAAATGTCTCTTCTCAATTTCTTTCCAAGCAGCCCAAAAAGTTGATTGAGAATCAGCTGAAACTGACTGTCGCGGACTATAAAGCACAGTATGATGAAATCATGCAGTACAACAACCCGACGATTAAGAAGAAACTGCTCACTGACTTCGCTGACACATGCGAAGGTACATCGATGACCCTCAAAGCATCTGCTTTTCCCGGACAGTCTACGAAAGTCATCCTTCCGATCAATCAGATCAAAGAGACGGAAGCATACTGCCCGACATATGAAAATGGCACGAAGCTTGCATTGATACGCTTTCCGCATGCAGGCACTTTTGAGATTCCTATTGTCACAGTCAACAATAAGAATGTTCACGGCAAGCGGAATCTTGGAGCAATTCAGGATGCAATCGGCATCAACGCAAAGGTGGCAGAACGCCTTTCGGGCGCTGATTTTGATGGCGATACTGTCATGGCGATTCCTATTACGGACAAAGTCAGCATTAAGTCTACTCCTGCACTGAAGGATTTGAAAGATTTCGATCCTAAAACTGAATACGCAGTACCACCAGGTAATCCTAATCACGTCCGTCTCATGAAAAAAGAGGAGAAGCAACGTGAAATGGGCGTCATTTCTAATTTGATTACGGATATGACTCTTCGTGGCGCGGATGAGAAAGAACTGGCTCGTGCTGTTAAGCATTCAATGGTCGTTATTGATGCAGAAAAGCATGGCCTCGACTACAAGCGCTCTGAAAGGGAAAATGGTATCGCAGAACTTAAGCAGAAGTGGCAGATTCGTGTTGATGAGGAAGGAAATGTCAAGTACGGTGGAGCATCCACACTTCTGTCTCGTCGTAAGCAAACGATACGAGTTCCTGAACGTCGTGGAAGTGTTCATGTTGACAAAGATACTGGTGAACTAGTTTATAAAGAGAGCGGACGTACCTTTATCGATCCCAAAACCGGAAAGGAACGCATGGCCGAAGACACGGTCAGCTTGATTTCTGAAACCAAAGACGCAAGAACACTGTCCTCTGGCACCATTCAGGAAAACCTCTACGCCGATTTCTCGAACCAGCTTAAGGCCATGGCCAGACAGGCTCGTAAAGAGGCTGAGAATATGCCCGGTTTGAAGTACAGTCCGGCAGCAGCGAAGCAATATGCATCCGAAGTTAGGTCTTTGAACGATAAGTATAACACCATGCTCATGAATAAGCCAAAAGAACGCAAGGCAATGCTCATTGCTAATGCAAGCATTAAAGCGAAAATTCAGGAGCAAGGTCTTAATCCTGCAATCGATAAGAAAGAAATTAGAAAAATCTCTTCTGTCGAGATGCAGCGCGCACGCGATTCTGTTGGTGCAAGCGGACGCAAATCTAAGGTCGTTTTTACAGATAAAGAATGGGAAGCGATTCAAGCAGGAGCGATTTCTGACAGCAAACTCATGAAGATTCTTAATTCTTCTGATTCTGACGAAATTGTGAAGCGCGCAATGCCGAAAGCGACGACTGTTATGAGTTCTGCAAAAATGTCGAAAGCCAAAGCAATGCTTCGCAGTGGTTATACGTATGAGGAGATTGCAAAAGCTTGCGGTGTGCCGGAGTCAACGGTCTACAGTGCATTGAACAAGTGATTTCACATGAAAGGAGCACGGATATATGGTTCGTTGCTTTCTTACCACTTTCGATAACCCGTATTCGCCTTACGAGCAGTTCGAAGAATGGTATCAATATGACACGGATCATGGCTATAACTCATCTGGTCTTCTCATGAGGCTTGCCGAGACGTCTTCTCAGTTCACAGACAATGAGAATGCCTATGAAATCGAGAAGGCTATCGACAGAATTGTAGCTGCTGATCCGCAAAACATCTACGAGAAGCTCAAGATCGAAGTAAAAGACGAAGACACACTGGATAAAAGTGCTTAAGCATAGGGGAGGGGTCTCAAAAATGGCACCCCCTCTCAAATCGCGCCGGTCTTTGATATTTCCCCGGAGGGAAAATTGATATTTGGGCTTTAGAACGATTGCCGAGGTTTCAGGGAGTAGACTGAGGCCTCGGCAGTTTTTGTAAGGGTTCATGGGTGAAAATTGTCGGATAGTTTCGATGAGAGACTACGATCTTCTTAATTTTTTTCGTTCTCTTGAACGATTCCTCCATTGATGGTTCCTTCTGCAACAAAGAGTTTCTGTTCAACCTCCAAATGAACATGAGTTTCTCCCTTTATACGGTAAGCTGCTACGGACCCATGAACCCTTACAAAAGCTAAACAGGCATAAAAAGAGAGGCTATGACATATGCGACCAAAAAAGAATGCTTCCGGAAGCATGGACGCCGCGGTCAGGCCCGCGATGACTCCGGAAGCACAAGAAAGCTACATGATAAATCTGGCAATGAAGCTGGTAGAAAAACGACTGGTGGAAGGAACGGCCTCTAGTGCAGAGACAACTCACTTCCTGAAGCTGGCCACCATGAAGTCAGACCTGGAGAAGAAGAAGCTGGAGGAAGAGAACAAACTGCTGCGGGCAAAGACTGAAACACTTGAGGCCGCCAAGGACTCCAAAGAGATGTATGACAAGGTACTGAAAGCCATGGCCAAGTACAACGGTGTGGAGGAAGACGAATATGACTTTAATTGAGTTGGCATTTGCTATGTTCTGGCTTGTCGTTATTGTTTTTGGCTCGGTTTTCTTTGCAGAGTGGGCAGAGAAGCACACACAGAGTTATGCAATGGAACTCTTTGCGCACTTCGGGATGCCTGCACTGCTATGGTGCGGAATGCTGATTTTGTATGCGACCTTACAGCAGAAGGGTCTGCTGAGGTAAATGAGGCAAATTGACGAAATGATGGGCTATAAGACGGCGTTAGCTATGCTGTGGATTGCGGCTCTTATGATCTTTATGCTGGCGGTGTGTTTCGGAAAGCATCCCAAAAATGCTGTAAGTACGACTATGCTACATATTTTGTGGGCACTGTCTATAATCATTGCACATTGTAAGATACTGGAGCTGTTTGTATGAAGAGCTATACCGAATTATGCAGCTACGCCACATACGAGGAGCGGCTGGCATATCTGCAGCTGCACGGAGAGGTTGGTAAAGATACCTTTGGGTTTGACCGATGGCTGAACCAGGATTTTTACCAATTCGAACTAAATCTTTAGTTCCGGGACAGGATCATTGCGAGAGACATGGGGTGTGATCTGGGGTGCCCGGACCATCCCATTACGGATTGGGTGCTGCGGGATGGCAGACCGGTGAGACCGCGCATCAGCATCCACCATTTGAATCCGATCACGAAAGAAGATGTGATCCGGCACAGCGAAAAGCTGCTGGACCCGGAAAATGCCATCTGCGTTTCGGCTGCGACACACAAGGCTATCCATTACGGCACCGGGGACGGGCCGAAGATACCGGATGGCAATAGAACAGCAGGGGATACCTGCCCTTGGAGGAAATAGGATGAACTGGACGACAGCTTGGCTTACCATGAAGCAGGGACACAAAGTGAAACGGCGGGGCTGGAAGGACGCCTACTGGCATATTTCCGGCACGGAGCTTCTGATCCACAAGGAAAACGGCGAAGAGGTCAACTTCCGTAAGGTCAAAGACATTGGCATGATGCTGAACGTGACCTGCTGCGACGACTGGGAACAGGTTATGGAGGGATAAGATGTACGCGATAAAAAAGTTTGATGAAGGGGAAGCGGAATACAGTGTCCTTCTGCGGCGGAAGCTGGAAGAGGCAGAGGCGATGCTTCTGAAGCTGAACCCGAGCCGGGAAAGAAGCCTTGCACTGACGAAGCTGGACGAGGCATTGCTATGGGCGAACGCCGCGATCGCGGCTGCCGGCGTCAGCACGGACCGAGAGAGCAGCGCAGCATCGGAAGCGGCCGAACAGTCGTGGGCGATGATGTCTGCCCCGGTCATGAAAAAAGAAATCGCCATCGATATTCCGAAAGAGATTCGTCTGGGAGAGCCCATTTGCGATATATCCACGATGATCTGCAATTCGATGAACAACAAGACTCAAGCGATTGGCTCCAAACGATGATGGGCCGCCCTGCCGGGCAACGAAAACAGAGGAGAAATCAAGATGGAACAGAGAGATTTTATGACCCGCGCAAAGCAGCTGGTGGTGGACTACTTCAACAGTCATGTGGACGTGACCGACGGCAAGAAGCTGACGATGGAGGATGTGTTCATCGTATGGTTCTCGAAGACTTTGCAGAACTGGAAGGCGCTTGTGAGCACCACTGTATCCGACGGCATGTACTATGAGATCACCCACAATGGCGACAAGAAGGAGACCTACCTTGACGTGTATAAGAAGTGGGAGAACCAGTGCATTGCGGACGGGGATACTGCACGTTAACGGAGGAGTGGCATGGACAGCATCCTGACAAGCGTAAAAAAGCTGCTGGGGATCGCCGAGGAATGCGAGGACTTTGATGCAGACATTGTAATGTATCTGAACAGCGTATTCATGGTGCTGACCCAGATGGGGGTAGGGCCGAAAGAAGGCTTTGCCATTACTGGAAAAGAGGAGCTTTGGAGCCAGTTTATTGCCGACCCGGTGAAGGCGGCAGCCGTGAAAGCATATGCCGCCATGAAGGTGCGGCTGATGGGCTTTGATGTGCCTCAAAGCAGCTCTACCCTGGACGCACTGAAAAATGCCGCTGCTGAGATGGAGTGGCGGCTGAACGTGGAGCACGACGACACATGGCCAGCAGTGTAACAAAGCGGTGGATCGAGCGGCTGACTGAAACACCTGTAAAAAAGCAATGGCTTGATGCGGTGATGAAGGACTTTTGTACAGACTGCGCACGGTGTGGGACCTGCGAATGCCCTGAAATGGAAGCGTGTTTCTATACCCTTGACAAGACCTTTTACCGCCCAAAGTAAGGGCTCCTACCTTATTATAATAGGAGGTTAGAAATATGGCGCTCTCGAACACGGCCACGCCGATCTACTACGGCCGTTTTCGGGAGGCCGTAATGCGTGGCGAGATCCCCGTATGTCGGGAGATCAGCATGGAGATGAACCGGATCGACGACCTGATCGCAAACCCGGGGATTTACTACGATGATAAAGCCGTAAACGGTTTTATTGCTTTTTGTGAGGATGAGCTGACTCTGACCGATGGCGGAGACGTGAAGCTTCTGGACAGCTTTAAGTTATGGGCCGAAGAGATCTTTGGCTGGTACTACTTTGTGGAACGAAGCGTGTATGTGCCTCATGAGCACGGCGGAGGCCACTACGAGACCCGCAGGATCAAGAAGCGTCTGGTGCAAAAGCAGTATCTGATCATCACCCGTGCAGCGGCGAAGACCATGTATCTGGAGTTTCTTCAGGCGTACTTTCTGGTGGCGTATACCACCACGACCCGACAGGTGACCACTGCCCCCACCATGAACCAGGCAGAGGAAGTGCTGGCTCCGCTGCGGACTGCTCTGGCCCGGGCCAAGGGGCCTGTGCTGAAGTTTATGACCGAAGGGAGCCTGCAGAATACCACTGGGTCGAAGGTTGATCGGGTGAAGCTGGCCAGCACAAAGAAGGGCATCGAGAACTTTGTCTCCAACAGCCTGTTGGAGGTGCGGCCTATGACCATTGAGAAGCTCCAAGGCCGTCGAGACATGGTGGCCACAGTGGACGAATGGCTGAGTTGCGACATCCGGGAAGACCCAATCGGTGCCATCGAGCAGGGTGCAGCCAAGAACGAGAACTATCTCATTGTGGCGGCCAGCTCTGAGGGTACGGTACGAAATGGATGCGGTGACGACATCAAAATGGAATTGATGCAGATCCTGAAGGGAGAATACATCAATCCCCACGTCTCCATCTGGTACTACAAACTGGACTCTATTGACGAAGTCGGCAAACCGGAGATGTGGCTGAAGGCGAACCCGAACCTCGGAAAGACCGTGACCTACGAGACCTACCAGCTGGACGTGGAGCGCGCAGAGAAATCGCCCAGCTCCCGGAATGATATTCTGGCAAAGCGCTTCAACCTGCCCATGGAGGGATATACCTATTTCTTCTCGTACGAGGAGACGCTGTGTCATCGGCACCGTGATTTCTGGCAGATGCCATGCGCTATGGGAGCTGACCTGAGCCGGGGCGACGACTTCTGCGCCTTTACGTTCCTATTTCCGCTTTCCAACGGATATTTCGGGGTGAAGACGCGGGACTACATTACCAGCTACACCCTAAGTCAGCTGCCCATCTCCAGGCGGCAACAGTATGAGGAGTTCATGCAGGAGGGGACGCTGTTCGTCTTTGACGGAACCATCCTCGACATGATGCAGGTATACGACGACCTTGACGCCTTTATCCAGCAGAACGAATACGACATCCGGGCCTTCGGGTATGACCCATACAACGCAAAGGATTTCGTGGAGAGGTGGGCGACCGAGAACGGCAACTTCGGCATCACCAAGGTCATTCAGGGCGCGCGGACGGAAAGCGTGCCGCTTGGCGACTTAAAGAAGCTAAGCGAGCAGCGAAAGCTCATCTTCGACGAAAAGCTGATGCAGTTTGCCATGGGGAACTGCGTGGCACTGGTGGACACGAATGGAAACCGGAAGCTCTACAAACAGAGGCAGGACCAGAAAATCGACGCCGTGGCCGCCATGATGGACGCCTATGTAGCGTGGAAACAGAACCGGGATGCATTTGAGTGAGAATTATGCCACCTGAATAATCGTGATTACGAGACAGACGGAAAGAAGTGTGCCCCATATATCTTCAATGATGCCCTGTGCTAGAAAAAGAGCAGCATGAGGTTCATGCAGGCTATCAAGATATTTTCCGAGCAAGACCAACACAAGAGATCTGGCATCAAGAAAAGGCACAAGTGCATCATGCTTTATTGCTTCCGTCAGAAGCTCATCCAGAGATAGTCCATCTTTCTTGATTTTACTCAACAAAAAGTTCCCGAAGATCTTTTGGAAAAGCACCAAGAAGATATTGACCAGGAACATTCGGATTTTAGAAAAGAGATCTCAGGGAATAAAAAATCTGAATGATAGAACACCGCAAAACGCATCGACTTAATGGCCGGTGCGTTTTTTGTTTGCAAAGGAGGTAAAGTGTGACTGTTTATAATGATGAACTGTACCATTGGGGTATCAAAGGCATGAAGTGGGGTGTGCGGCGATACCAGAACCCGGATGGTACTTTGACATCTGCCGGGAAAAAACGATACTCTTCAGATGACTATAAAAACGGCATCAAGAAAGCCGGAAATGTTGCCAAACAGCTTTTGAAGGATACTGCTCATCCGATGGACAAGAATGGCTGGACAAATCGTCCGAAGTCTGATCCTAACCCTTGGTATGGAAGCCAAAGAAAAGTTGCAGAAAAGCTTGAACGCCATTCGACGAAGGCTCGTTCCAACAATCCCAAAAAGATGACCGATGAAGAGCTGAATCAGCGAATCGCCCGGATGCAGAAAGAAAAGCAGTATATGGAGCTGAAGAAGAGCACGTCACCTGGTAAGGCTTATGTGACTGATCTGCTGAAAACTGCTGGCAATAAAATCGTTGGTGGTGCAGCCGGTGCAATCGGTGGCGTGGCTGGCAAGGCGGCTGTAGATGCAGTGCTGAATCACTATGGCGATATCGCTGTGGCTGCCGTAAATGCGACTGGGAGCGATGCTTTGAAAAAAGCCGTTGTAACGGCCGCAATGGCTTCGGCTGTAAAGAAGTCCTGATCTGGAGGAAATCAAAATGGCATCACAAACCTTTGGCTCCAGACTGAGACACGCCTGGAATGCGTTTTTGAACCGGGACCCTCCAGGGAAGATATACTACGGCGGCGGATACAGCTACCGCCCCGACCGGGTGCGGATGAACCGGACAAGCGACCGCACCATCATTTCGGCCATAGACACCCGCATCGCTATGGATGCAGCAGCCATTACCATCAATCACGTAAGGCTCGACGAAAACGGACGCTACAGCGAAACCATTTCGTCGGGCCTTGATTCTTGTCTGAACCTTTCCGCCAACATTGACCAGACCGGACGGGGCATGCGGTTCGATATGTTCCTGTCCATGCTGGACGAGGGCGTCATCGCCGTGGTGCCGGTGGACGTGGAGCTGAATGAAGCGACCGGCGAAATGGACATCCAGTCCATGCGGGTGGGCAAGGTGAAGGAGTGGTACCCTGCCAACGTGCGGGTAGAGCTCTACAACGAGAAGACCGGACAGAAGGAAGAGGTGACTCTGCCGAAGGACCGGGTAGCCCTGATCGAGAACCCCTTCTACGCCGTGATGAACGAGCCCAACGGAACCATCCAGCAGCTGACCCGGAAGCTCCACCTCATGGACGTCATTGACGAGCAGGTGGGAGCCGGGAAGCTCGATCTTATCATCCAGCTGCCCTACGTCGTGAAGAGCGATACCCGCAAGAAGCAGGCCTTGGAGCGGCGGCAGGAGATCGAGGACCAGCTGGCAGGCTCGAAGTACGGTGTGGCTTACACGGACGGCACGGAGCGCATCACCCAGCTGAACCGCAGTCTGGAAAACAATGTTCTGAAGAGTGTGGAATACCTGACCAACATGGCATACAGCCAGTTGGGTATCACACCGGAGATCATGAACGGCACTGCGGACGACAAGGTGATGACCAACTACGAGAACAGGACCATCGAGCCCATCGTAGCGGCCGCTGTGGATGAGTTCAAACGGAAGTTCCTGACGAAAGAGCAGCGAGATGAAAAGAGTGAGAGCGTGCTGTTCTTCCGCGACCCGTTCAAGCTGACGCCGGTGTCGGCTGTGGCAGAGATCGCAGACAAGTTTACCCGCAACGAGATCATGACCTCGAACGAGATGCGGCAGGCCATCGGCATGAAGCCCTCGAAGGACCCGAAGGCGGATGAGCTGCGGAATGCGAACATCAGTCGGTCGAACGAGGAAGCTGTAGGACAGCAGCAGATCGTTGCGGACGGGAAAGATGCAGATGCAAGAATGCTTGGATATTAGAAAGGGGATGCTGAATTTCAAAATGGCTATCGATTATGATTGCAGTGGATGGGCTACGAAGGCCAACACCCGCTGTTACGACGGACTGACCATCGCGCCGGACGCCTTTAAGGAGTGCGACGGCAAGACCGTGCCGATGGTGTACAACCACGACCACTCGAGCGTGGACAATGTCATCGGCCACTGTCTGCTGAAAAACCGGCCCCAGGGCGTATACTGCTACGCCAAGTTCAACGATACGGACACCGGCCGGACGGCCAAGGCCTGCGTGGAGAACGGCGACCTGAACGCCTTTTCCATCTATGCCAACGGTCTGCAGAAGGTGGGGAAGACCGTGAAACACGGCTTTATCCGGGAAGTAAGCCTCGTACTGGCAGGCTGCAACCCGGGTGCGCTCATCGACGAGGTAGTGAAGCACAGCGCCGATGAAGATTACGATGAGGGCGAGGCCTTTATCTACAACGACGAGGGCCTGAGCCTGACCCATGGGCTGGACCCGGAGGTCAACCCGCTTGAGGAGCTGACCCACAGCGCCGACGACGGAAACGACACGAAACAGGAGGATGCCGGAATGGCGGACGAAGAGAAAAACGGTAAGACACTCAAGGAAGTGTACAACAGCATGACCGACGAGCAGAAAGAATGCTGTCATGCGCTTGTTGGCCTTGTAATGGAAGCGGCAGACAGCGAGGACGGCGAAGACGACGGTGAGGAGGATACGACCGTGAAGCAGAATGTATTTGACCGTGACACCACTGAGACCGTGCTGAAGCACAGCATCGGCGACATCAACGCTGTTATCAAGGGTGCCAAGAGCAGCGGCACCATGAAGGCGGCTTTCGAGAACTCGGACATCACCGGTGAGGAGCTGGCCTACCTGAGCCACGGCATCGACAACGTGGAGTGGCTGTTCCCCGACGACAAGGTGCTGGACAACCCGCCCCGCATCATCGACAAGGACCAGACCTGGGTCGGCAAGGTGATGAGCGCTGTGCATCACATCCCCTTCAGCCGCTTCAAGAGCATGTTCGCTGACCTGACCGAGGAGGATGCACGTGCCAAGGGCTACATCAAGGGTAACTTCAAGAAGGAACAGGTCTTTGGCCTGCTGCGCCGCTCCACCAGCCCCACCACCGTCTACAAGAAGCAGAAGATGGACCGCGACGACGTCATTGACATCACCAGTTTCGACGTCATTGCATGGCTGAAGAGCGAGATGCGCCTGAAGCTGAACGAGGAGATCGCCCGTGCCATCCTGATCGGTGACGGCCGCCCCGCTGCCAGCGAGGACAAGGTGGACGAGAACTGCATCCGCCCGGTGTTCAACGACGCAGACCTGTTTACCATCAAGGTGCAGGTGTCCACTACCGGTCTGACTGCCGTGGAGGACAAGTACAAGGCCGCCATCAAGAGCATCCTGCGCTCCCGCAAGGAGTACAAGGGTGCCGGCACCCCCACCCTGTTCACCACAGAGGATGCCCTGACCGAGATGCTCCTGCTGGAGGACACCATCGGCCACACTCTGTATGCCGACGAGGCTGCGCTGGCCCGCAAGCTGCGTGTCTCCAACATCGTGACTGTGCCTCAGATGGAAGGCATGAAGGGTGCCAAGGGCGGCGACCTGTTCGGCATCATCGTCAACCTCTCCGATTACACGGTTGGCGCAGACAAGGGCGGCGCTGTCTCCATGTTCGACGACTTCGACATCGACTTCAACGCTATGAAGTACCTGATCGAGACCCGCTGCTCTGGCGCACTGACCACCCCGTACAGCGCCATTGCTGTTGAGTGGGCTGCTTAAGCTTCCTATAAGACGAGAGAGGTTTTGTATTACATGAAATGCCGAGCCCTGCGACAAAGGGCAGGCGGAAAGGAACTATAATGCTGAAACCCTACTACGAGACTGGCCACGACCTGCATGTGGCAAACTACGTTGCCTACCTGCACACCGACAAGAAGCTGTACGAGGACGAGGCACACAAGACCCAGGCGAAGAAGGATGACGTGGAGAAGGCCTTTAAGCTGGGCCGCCTGATGATCGTGGACGGCGCCAAGACCTACCTGCCTATCGCTCTGCTGGCTGCCGGTGTGGTGGTGTATGACGGCACTACCGCTACGACCTGCACCGTGGCAGCGGAGTAAAAGCAGGTCATCGAGTTAGTAATAGCAAACTGACCTGCCGTACAAAATTCAAAATGGTGACGAACTGAGCGCCGCCAGTGGCGGAAACAGCGAAGTGAGGAACTGGCCGGGGTCAGCGAGACGCGAGCGACAGTGAAGCGGCTGCTGGGCACCCCAACTCGGGTTCCTTAGGGAGGATCTACTATGAAATGGAGCGGGAAGATCGGGTTTGCGCAGGACACGGAAGAATCGGCCCCCAGCGTATTCGCAGAGCGGATCGTGGAACGGAGCTATTACGGCGACGTGCTGGAGTTTGGGCGGCTGATGCAGGGGAGCGACAAGATCAATGAGGATGTTACAGTGGGAAACCAACTGAGCGTTGTAGCCGACCCATTTGCACAAAACAACCTTTACGCCATGCGATATGCCACGTTTTGCGGGCAGCACTGGAAGATCACGAATGTGAAGGTGCAGTACCCAAGACTGGTGCTGACCTTAGGAGGAATCTGGAATGGAAGCACGCCTGAAGCTTGACGCTTTGCTGCGGAAGGTACTGCGGGAGGCGACCGGGAAAGAGAACCTCTACTTTCAGCCGCCTGCCGGATACAAGCTGAAATACCCCTGTATCGTGTACAGCGAAAGCCGTATCCGGAATGAGCACGCCAATGACGGAGTTTATATCCAGCGCCCCCATTATACGGTGACGGTGATGGATAACGACCCCGACTCGAAACTGAAAGCGGCCGTAAGCGTATTGCCGAAATGCGCCTACGACCGCTGTTTTGTTTCGGAAAACTTATATCACACTGTGTTTACGACCTATGTTTAAGAAGGAGGAATGACTATGGCAAGACTGATTTGGGACGCCGTTGGTGAGAAATTTTACGAAATGGGCACCAAGATGGGCGTTCTGTACCCCATGACCGCTGAGGGCACCTACGAGAAGGGCTCCGCCTGGAACGGCCTGACCGCTGTGACCGAGAGCCCCTCTGGTGCAGAGGAGACTAAGCTCTACGCCGATGACATCAAGTACGCAAGCCTGCGCAGCGCCGAGGATTATGGCTACACCATCGAGGCTTATACCTACCCTGCGGAGTGGGAGGCCTGCGATGGCTCTGCCCAGGTGGCTCCCGGCGTGACCATCGGCCAGCAGAAGCGCAAGGCATTTGGCTTCAGCTGGGTGACCACCAAGGGCAATGACATCACTGACGAGGCCGGCCAGAAGATCCACGTGGCATGGAACAGCACTGCTTCGCCCAGCGAGAAGAGCTACTCCAGCACCAACGACAACCCCGATGCCATCATTTTCAGCTGGGAATGCAGTGCCTCTCCGGTGAATGTCAAGGGTCATCGCCCCACCTGCCATATGGAGATCGACTGCTCCAAGCTGAAGGAGAAGACCGTGCTGGCGATCCAGAACAAGCTCTGGGGCTCTGACGGCGGTTCCGGTGTTGAGGCTGCCAGCGAGGCCACCCTGCCCAGCCCGGATGAGCTGATCAAGTTGATCAACGACACCGAGGCTGCCGCCTAATAACGGGACAAAGGAGAAGAAAAATGCTTAAGAAGACGATGACCACCGTGGATTTCGGTGGTACCGAGAGAACGGAAGACTACTACTTCAACCTGACCAAGGCGGAGATCATGGAGATGCAGCTTTGCACCGACGGCGGCTTTGTGGAGACGGTGAAGAAGATCGTGGAGGCAAAGAATCAGCTTGAGCTGACTCATCTGTTCAAGAAGATCATCTGCGCCAGCTATGGTGTGCTGAGCCCCGACGGCAGGAAGTTCGTGAAGAACCAGCAGGTTCTGGACGACTTTATGGCTACCCAGGCCTACAGTGACCTGTACATCGAGCTGCTGAGCGGCGACGGCAAGGCTGCCGAGGACTTTGTGAACGGCATTCTGCCCAAAGACCTGACCAATGAGGCCGCTAAGGCCCCTGTTTCTCAGCCCGGCCTTGCTGTGCTGAACCCGTAACCTGATGATACCGAACCGTGCTTTGCGTACTGCATAGCACGCTGCCCACACATTTGATGCCAGGAGGAGCAGACGATGCTGACCATCAAAATAGCCGGAACACAGAGCTGGGACCCACAGAAGGCCGAGTTCCGGTACGGTGAGCCCGTTGAGCTGAGGTTAGAGCACAGTCTGCTCTCCCTGGCTAACTGGGAAAGCAAATGGCATATTCCGTTTTTGTCGAACGTCGGAAACCTGACGGCTCAACAGCAGATGGACTATATCCGCTGTATGACCGTGACGAAGGGGGTTGACCCCGAGGTATACCGGCGGCTGACGAGAGAACAGATGAATGCCATTAACATATATATGGACGACCCCATGACCGCTACCTGGTTTCGGGGCGAGCCAAAGCCGAACGAGCCCAGGAACGGGAAGACTGTAAAGCAGAAGCCCCGCCCCAGGCGAGGAGGCACAGAGACCACTGCGGAGGTGCTGTATTACCAGATGTTCCAGCTTGGGATCCCCAAGGAATGTGAGAAATGGCACCTGAACCGGCTGCTGACGCTGCTGCGGGTGGGCCAGGAAGCCAACAACCCGCCCCGGAAAATGAGCAAGG